GTTGCCCTTCTTGTGGACGAACACGTTGTCCAGCGGGCTGGCCTCGAAGGCGTCCAGGCCATAGGGACCGGCTCCGGCGGGGCAGAGGTCGTGCCACTCGCTCTTCTCGCTCTCCATGTGTGCGATGACGCAGACCATGAAGACGTAGCTGTCATGCAGTTCCGACAGCTTCAGCACATCGTCCTTCTCGTACATGCCGATGAACTTGCGGAGGAAGTCAGCCCCCTTGCGGCGAAGGTTGAAGGCCATGAACCCGCACTCGGGATGCGTGGCTGTCTGCGCGCGCGAGAGCAGCACCCCGTCCTTGTCCTCGGGCAGGATGTGCTTGAGGAAGTCCATCGTGAGCGGGGCGCGGGTCTCGACATCGCCGTCTAGCCAGACAAGCCAGTCGCATCCGTCGTCCAGCCCATCTTCTCCGCCATAGCTAGCATCCTCAAGAGCCTCCTTCAGAGCGAAGACCTTGTGGGCGAATCGCAGAAGATCCTGCCGGTAGTCGTATCCCGGCTGCTTAGGATCCAACTTTTGAACCGCATGACGAGCCATGAAGTTCCGAAAATCAGGATCCATTTCGAGATGCTTGTCGCTGATGACATTAATTTCGATACTAGGATCCCAATACTTGCTAGCGGTCTCAAGCCAGCGACGCCCGTAGAGTTCAAAGCCCGCCTCCGACCAGGACGAGCAGATCATCACTTTCATGTCACTTCTCCACGAAGATGCTGTCCTTGCCGACAACTTCGGCAAGACGGTAGCCAAGAAGGCGAAGGACGTTCAGAGAGTCCTCCTTTGGCCGCTCGATGATGAGGACGGGCTTGTGGCGCTTGAGCGTCTCCAATGCCCCGACGAGGACACGATGCTCGTATCCCTCGGTGTCGATCTTGACCAGCCCGAGTTCGTCGTATTTGAACTCATCGATGGCAAACATTGGCACAGCGCCCGTCGCCGCCGCCTCAAACCCGCGCGCCCCGGTGTTGGCAACCGCATCGACTCGCACGTTGCCCATGCCCCTCTGCGCGCCAGCGGCTCCATACGTCGCCCGCACGGCCCATGACTGCACGTTGCGGACAAGGCAGGCGTAGTTATGCGCGTCAGGCTCAAAAGCGTGGACGAGCGAAAAGTCCTTTGACATGCGCCGCGAGAAGATCCCGATATGCGCGCCAACGTCGATGGCCGTGCCAGATGCCTTGATGTGTGCTGACGCCTTTGCATACGAGGCCATCTGATACGACGAGATGTCGCCAACGAAATGCTGGTCTGCGCTCGGCAGCCACCAGTCTCCCACCTTCTTCATTCGAACCTCCCCCGCGTCTTCATCATGTAGTCGTACTCGTTGGTCCACCAGCCCGCGAACGGGATGTCTCGCATGTGGTCGAACCAAGGCCCGCCATCGGTGAAGTGCATGAGGCGCGGCTTGATGTTGTGTTTCGTGTGGCCGACGAGGAAGTTCCACCCAGGCGACAGGTCACCGATCTCGCTGTCCTTCAGCCATGTAAACGTGTGCAACTCGCGACCCGTTGCATGGTTGACGAAGTCTGGCGTCAGGACACGGTTTGACGGATGCCCGCAGTTGAACAGGATCACGGAGGACCAGTTCTTCCTCGGGTACGGCTTCTGGATCTGGCCGTCCATCTTGATCTGGTTCTGCGGCAAGTGGATCTGCTTGACCACCATCACCGCATACTTGTCGTCGGCCTCCTTGAGAAGCTCGCCAACATCATCCAACCACAGCATGTCGCAGTCGGTGAACAGCGCCCAGCCCTTGTAGTCCTGCAAGTGCGGGACGAGGAAGCGCGTGAAGGCGAACTCCGTGCTGAACGGAAGCCCGTCGCGGACATCAAACATCTGCCCGGTCTTCGGGTCCACGCCCCACTCGCGGTCGAAGATGCCCTTGCCGCGAAGGTCCTTGTGGCGTAGCGCGCGCACATGCAGCGGGATGCTGCTCTTGCGCTGGCAGGAGAACATGCAGACATCGTAGGCGTCGATCTCCCGCGCGTCGAAGCCTATCCAGTATGGCAACGGGTCATCGGCCATCATGGCCTCCATCGAAATGGATCATCACGAACGCATCGCTCTGGAACCGATGGGTGTGGATGTAGTTCGTCCACACATCCTGGCTCCAGAGCGTCAGGTGTGCGTTGCGGCCATCCGGCAGAGTCTTCTTTGCCGGGAACGTCGCGATGCCGAAGACCACGAACTTCTTGGCGCGGATCGTCGCGTCGAACACCGCGCGCCTGAGTTCCTCGTCCTCAAGATGCTCCAACACATCAAGGCAGATGACGCCATCGAATGGCAGCATCGGGTTCGGCAGCTTGTCGATGCCGGGGACAGCGGGATCGTAGAGCGTCGGCTTCTCGACGCCCCACTTCTCATGCAGCTTCAGGGAGTCGTACTGCATCCCCTTGCCGCTGCCAAAGTCGAGGATGGACTTGGCTCCATAGTCCTTGATGGCCTTGGCAACGATGTCAGACCACTTCTCGGTGCTGTGGCCGGGGAACTTGCCCTCGGAGTGCATCTGCTTGTAGAGCGCAAGCGTACTCATTGGCTTTTACCAAGTGAACGAATTGAATCGATTGCGTCATTTGCTGCGTCAGCAAAACCAAACAAAATCGACTGAGGATTCCATCCAACGGGCCTGCGCTCATGCACCATCACGCCATCAGGGTCCAGTTTGTTGTATTTGCATATTTCCGCTGATACCGCCTTGAGCAGATCGACTTCTGATTGCACCACAATATCTATGATTGCTTCCGCCAAGCACTCAAGGTCCTTTGGATCGTGAGACTCCCCGCCAAGATCGCGAGCCACTTTCTCAATGAGTTCCTGCCTAGTCATGCGTCCCTCCTCTTCCTGATGCAGAGTTCATAGCCAGCGGCGTTGAGCGCGGCCTCGAAGGTAACGAGCGCTGGCGAGTGCTGGTAGCGCCATTGGCTCATCGTGTCGATCTGTACGCCAGACCGCTCGGACAGCACCTTGAACGTGAGGAACGGGTCCTCGTTGACCAGTTCGTAGAACTCACGGACCAGCGGGTGCATGTTGCCGGTGGTCGCCAGCTTGATGCAGCGACGACCACGACGATTGTCGGCCATCTTGCGGTAGCCCATGATGCGGGCCGGGGTCATTTCCTGCGGCATCAGCCGACAAGCCTCTGGAACGTGGACCACTTCATGTAGACGCGCGGCTCGTTCTCGGGCTGGAACGGCTCCGGGTCGATCCGCACGACAAGGACATCAGCGCGGCCAAGCCATCGCTCGCCCGTGGCCCATGCGTCCTTCTTGCGCTGCTTTGCTTCGACAAGGATCTGTGTCCCGTCCTTCAGTCGAGCAGATACATCGTGAGGAAACGCATCGAAAGCGCCAGAGCCAGGTTGCCGATGAGCAGCCAAGCCAAGGCTTTCAAGCTGCTTGACGATCCATTGCTCAAGGCGACGGCCCTTTGCCTTCGCGGACTTGGCTTTTATCACAGCGGAATCTCCCCATTGCCCTTCATATGCTCCAAAGCCTCGCCGTTCGCCATCTCCTTGAAGTTCCACATGCGACCGGCAATCAGGCAGAACGTCTCATAGCGCCGTTCGCCCCACTTTCCGTCGGTCAGGTCTCCGGTTTTCCACGGCCAGAGCGTCCTCGGTGCGGTCATCACGACCTCGCAGCCCTTGCGGAGCGCCTCATAGCCCAAACCGGAGTTGAACGACGCCACGACGGCCACGTTCTCCCAGAAATCGTCGGTTTTTGGGCTTTTCTGGGTCGTCACGACCATCATGCCGGGGTAGAGACGCCTCAAGGTGGCCCTCCACTTGCCGTCAAAGTCGGGGGAGAGACCGTAGTGCTGCACCATGTATGCACTCGGCGGCTGGTAGATGACCAGTCGGCTCTTCTTGATGGCCCTCTTTGGCTCCAGCTTGAGCAATCCCTTCTTCTGGAGGGTTTCCAAGCGGCGCGAATCGTACTCGACGGTCAGCTTCCGCTCGTTTGACTGGTTGTTAAGCGAGAAACGGAAGTACCCGCCCCTGCTGTTCAGGTCCTCCGTGCGCCCAAAGAAGGCGTGGTCCACATGGACGTAGGATTTCCATTCCTCCTGGGTCTTGCGGTACATCTCCGCGCCGCCGTAGAGGATGCCGTAGTGGAGATTGATCTCCGCGAGCGGCTCGCCGTGGCGCGCGTAATGCTCACCGTGCATCCAGTTGCGGGCAAGGTTCTCGCCAAGCTGGTGCGGAGCGCCGCTGGGCGCAAAGAACTTGATCGTCATCGTGCAAGTCGCCCCGTGACCTTGAGTTTCACATCCTCGTAGCGCCTACCGGCCATCAGGCCAGCAAGGATCTCCTCTGGGTCCGTGGCGGGAAGGTCGCCAAGCGAGGGAATATCGCCCATCGTCATGTAGGTCGGGCGCACCTTGCTGTTTGGCCCCCGAGAATAGCCGATGCGTTGCACAAGACCCTGCTCCACAAGCCGCATGACGACGACCAGCACCTTGGATGCCGTCGCGCCGCTGACCATGTCGCGGATCTCCGCAACCGCCCATTCGCCTTCCTGGCGAGCGATCACATCGCGGATCTCTGAAGCTATCGTGCCGCGTACCATCACACCCTCCGTGTGCGTACTGCGTATGGGTCCCTCGAAACCGATCCTCCACTCAACTCCCGTGCGAGGTCAAGCATTTCCTCGTTGTACCTGTCTTTTTCCGTCGTGACCTTGCTGTGCATCGAGATTGCGAAGGACACCTCATCATAGACATGGTCCTCCTGCCGTCTGGTGGCTGGCCCCTTGTCAGGCTCAAGCTCGTCAAGCGTCAGGCCGGGGCAGGTGCGCCAGAAGTGGCGGCAGTTGTCGGTCACGAACAGCAGCGGCGACCAAGTGCCATCCGATTGCTGCTCGCCAATGAGGTGCTGGACCATCGTCGTGTAGTTGGCCTTCCGATCCCTGCGGCCCTGCCGGAGGATGAATCGACCGGAAGTGGCGGTCCTCATGTTGTCCTGAGGGGAGGGACCGTCCTGGCTGGCCCACATCTGCGGGTCAGCGACCCGGAAGTCCATCGGCGGCAACTGCATCTCGCCTTCAAGCCGGATGACCTCGCGGGCCACCTCGGCTGCCGACATGCGCGCGCCCATGTCCGCTTCCCCGTTCCACCCGTACCACTCGGCAAAGCGGATCTTCGCGCCGGGCGGGAGGTAGACCTCGGGGAATCCGTCCTTGGCCTTCAGAGTTGCTCCCTCCGATATGCAGTACCATCCGATGGAGAAGGGCTTGGCTGTGCCCCAGTCCATAGCCATGAAATGGGTCCAATGTCGTGGGGGCTTGAAGCCGCGAATGAGATGCTTGCCCCGGTCGAGCATGGATAGGGCTGCTCCCGAAACCACATCCCAGTCGCCGTCCCGTAGTGCCTTGGCCCGCTCG